CTCGAAACAATGCCCAAACCTAACGCTTTTCGCGGTGCTGAGTCAACTGCTACCCCCCCGGGGGCCGGTTGTTGCGCCAAACATGTTGCTCTTCGTGATGCCTGCTTGGCTGAACTTGAATCTGCTGCTTCTTGCTTTGAGAGTAACTTTCAAGGCACTTGGATACCCGTGGATACCCCTTCTGGACCTGTTTTTATTTGGCAAGGAAAGATTTCTGCCCCTGGATTTAAGACCCTTTTTGGGACTTTTCAGGGTACTATGATGTGGGATGGACGTGATTTGGCTTTGGTTACGAAAACTGACTATGATAAGACTTTTTCGAATGATTTTCCTGAAGGTTTCCCAAAGACTGGATTGGCTGTTAATGGAAAATTACGTATGTGTAGTATTGGACTCAACTTAAATGTTAAGTTCAATCCTTCATTTCGTATGACTCCTTTCTCGGACATGATTTACGGAAACTGGGTTTTTGATAAAAAAGATGAGATTATTGTCTGCGTTCGGATTTTGAAGAAGTTCAAATCAGAAATGGAGGACAATTCAAAATCTGATTTTGATGTGGCTGAGTTTATTCGACGGATTGATGATTACGGACTACGACAACCCAAGAATTTGTTCGATGCTGAGGTCTCTCGTGATTGGTATAACAAATATCTCTGTTATAATTGCGAACATGGCCCACATTGTAATACATTTTCTGACCCCGCCGTGATTTTGGCTCAAGACGGAAATTACACTATGGAATTTTGGACCGCTTTTTACATCTACTACAGGGATGCTGCTTTAATGATCCGGTTCTCTCGCTCAATGGACATAAGAGAGAAAGGGAGATTAAAGGCTGATTTGATGGCTGGTGTGATGACGCGTTTTGGAATATACTATCTGGACCCCGAATTGATTCCGAACTCTGAAACTTTTCGATACTATTTTGATGTCATGAAGTTTCTTGATAAGACTGTGATTATTCCGGACAAATATAAGTCAATTGCTGAAATTGATGATGATGCTTCTGATCCTTTTTCTAAGAGAATAATGGGTTGGATTAAATCTGCCTTCTCTTCGGCTTCTGACAAGGCCATGGCTGTTATGGACATGATTAAGACTACGATTGGAAAAATCTTTGACTCTATTAAAGATTTTCTTTGTATTGTTTCTGATGTGTTTACTAAAATGTTGTCTTATGTTAAGACGGCTCTTGTGAATATCTTGTTGTCCATTTTGAATCCTATGGGAATTTTTGACCAGTATATTGCAAGTCGTGTTCGAGTTGTATTATCAGTGGTTGTAATTGCCATCCTATTCTTTGTGGTTGCAGGAATTCTTGGATATCGATTTGGTGAATTCATAATGAATTCAATTGTGGAAATGACTACCGGAACCGTGAATTATGTAAAGACTGTTTTTGTTTCCCAAGGATCTGACACCGGATATGTTGCTACAACTCTCGGACTTATTGGAGCTCTTGTTGGTGGACTTTCTGGATATGATATGGATCGTATACGTAAACATTGTCTTCTTCTTACCTCCTTGGTGGCTGCTGGAACTGTTTCTGTCTGTATGATGAAAATGCTCTTCACTCTTTTGCCTGGAACATTACAACATGCTTTGATTTGTAAATTTGGACCTGCATCTATGAAGGCTGACCGTGAACTAGAATTTTGGCTTTATGAATCTGATGCCCTTTTGAAAGTTGCAAAGGTTCCTCAAGTTGTTGCCTCATCAGTTTTTGCTGATAAGTTTTCAGCTTGTTATAGAGCTGGAGCAACCATCTCAAAAGATTCGAAAAATCCTTTCTTCCGTGGACGTTATCTTTCAAACATGGCTCAGATGTTGAAGACTATTCAACTGTTGGAACAATACGATAAAGTTGTCAGTACAAGGAGGATGCCATATTCCCTTCATATGTGTGCTGATGCTGGCGTTGGAAAGACTTTGACAACGAAACGATTTTTCTTTGATTGTTTCGGGATACCAGATAATAAGGTCTATACTATACCACGAGTTTCAGAATTTTGGGATGGTTATGTTGATCACTTTGAGGCTGTTTTATCTGATGAGTTTCTCGTTGGAAAAGAACCACAAGCTTTGGATAAAGAGGCGAAGGCTTATCTTTGTTTGGTAAGTACTGGTATATTTTATCCGCCTTTGGCTAGTGTTGATAATCCTAATGTTGGTCTTAAGGGAACAACTGCTCGACCTAAAGTTGTTTTGACTCTGAATAATACACCTTATCCTGATGTTCCTGGTTTTAATATGCAAGCTTTGCATCGTCGTCGTGAGTTTGTTATTCATGCAAAATTGGCTCCTGGAGTCATCATGTCTAAAATTAACACCTCAAAAGTGGATCTTTCTAAGTTGTCGTCTGATGAAATAGCTTCTATAAGTTGGATTCTATTTGAAATTCATCCTGCTGTTGCTGATGATGTTGGCCAATCTGATCCCGTTAAGACTTTGACTTATCAACAACTTGTCGAGTTTGTTAAGGCTGATTATGCACAACATGTTAAGACCTGTGAAACTATTGAGGCCTCTTTTGCTCCTGTTACTTCAAATTGTTTATCGCCTGAGGAAATTATGAACTCTGCCTTGAGGGATACTCTTGGTTTTCCTGATAAGACTCTTTCCATTAAAGAGGCAATTGCCCATATGTTTGGTTTTAAATCTGAAATGGAATCTAATGTTAAATCTGGTAAAAAACGGAAAAATTTGGCTAGAGCAGAAAGAATGAAATTGACTCGGGATATTCTTGGAGAACAACCTGATTCTGCAGGAGAAGATCTTTTCAAAGCCGTACAAAGTTCAATTTCTACTTATGACCAAACTGTTCCATCTCAAGATGATAGCGATGAGGATTACAGTTTTATCACCCACTTGCAGGATATGGTTCGTATTGCTATTGAAAACCCAATTAATCAACGAGGTATTTTTGATGCTAGCCAATTCTATCCTGTTGGAACTCAAGAACAACTCAAAATTATTCTGTCCAAAATTCAAGATTTGAATTGTTTTCATGGTCACAGTTATAAACATCATGACTTGTATGATAATCAACCACATTTCCATCTTTGTGAAGGTCGTGAATGTGCAAATAAAATAGTTCATGTTCATGAGAGAAAATTGATTCATAAATCGGGTGATCTTCTTTGTCCTGTTTGTAAACCTAAATATGCTTTAATTCCTCGGGTTAAGAAAGCGGTTTTATCTCCTTTGGAGTGGTTTAAAAAATTTTATACCAAGAAGGTTACTGCTCGGTTTCCTAGTATTACTGATTCCAGCTCCGTTTTGATTATTTTAGCTAGATCTATTATACCTAAAACATGGGCAGAGGATTTTGAAACCAGACTGACAACTGATGGACTTGGAATGACTATGGCTCGCGGGACTTGGTATTCTTTTGTTAATGTCACTCGTGCCACTGTTATATTATTATCAATTGCTGGATTGTACAAATATTGGACCGGGAATTCTGACAAAGATGAGGAAACAACTTTTACAGCTGAATCACCTGGACCACATGATCAGCGATATCAACAACAGGCTAATCGTGGAAATGATTTTATTCAAGGAATTCCAAAAATTCGTAATGTTTCTGAAGCTCAGGAAGATTTGGTAATGGTTACTATTGGTGATCGTGAGACTTGGGCTATACCTGTTATGGACAAGATTTTTCTTTGTCATCTTCATGCTTTCTATTGTTCTGATGGCCCTTTTGTTGATGGAACTCCTATGACAGTTCGTTATCGTGGTTCTTCCTGTAAAACTTATTTTGATTCCAATATGATTCGTTGTGATGTTAAAAATGATATCGCCATTTATAACCTTGGTTATCAACCACAACTCAGCCATTTTCAAAATACTCTTAAGAAATTTGTCACTGAGGATCAAATTAAATTGACTAAACCGATTACAACATTTATTCATCCTAAACGAGGATTAGTTTATGGTGTAACTGTTCTCAAAGAGAATGTAAATTATACAAATTATGATACTCCTTGTTTTCTTCGTAAGGCCTGGGTTTCAAATATGTTAACTGCTAATGGTGATTGTGGTCTTCCTTTGATTGCTACTGGAGGTGTGTTAGCTGGAAAAATTCTTGGAATTCATGTTGCTGGAAGTGTTGATAAAGATGATGAACCACAAGGACTTGCTACTATTGTCACTCGTGAAGTTGTCGAAAAAGCCTTGGAAATTCCATTTACTCCAAAAGATAAGAAATTTGGTGCTGAAGGTCTTGTTGAGGATTATGACGCCGGACTTTTAACTAATGCTAGACATCTTGAAGTCTTGCCGAGAATTAATCAACAATTCTTGAACAGGAAGAGTGCCCTAAAACCAAGTGGTATTGCTCCATATTTACCATGGAAGTCTGATCGGGAACCAGCAATCCTATCCCGTTTCGATCCACGTTCTGGTGATAGAGATCCTGTTGAGGTTAATGTTCGTGACACTTTAATTAGAGCACCTCAACCTCGAGTTGATAAAAATCTACTTGATTGTGTTTTCCTTGATATGGAGTCTTTTTATGATGAAAATTTGACTTGGCCAATTGGTAAAAGATCTATGACCTTTGAAGAAGCATGTGCTGGAATACCGGGCATTTTAGCTTCTGTAAATACCAAGACATCCCCTGGATTACCCTTGATTGCGATGCGAAGAAAAAAAGGAAAGACTGATTTTGTTTGGTTTGATGAGGACGGAAAATTACAGTATACGCCAGCTTTTCGTAAATATGTTCTTGATTTTCTCGAACAAATGGAGACTGGACAACCTGCACATAAATGGCTTGGTTATTTGAAAGATGAATTACAGCGTGAAAAGAAAATTCGTGATTGCCAAACTCGTATTACCTTTTGCGGGAATTTGATTGCAACAGTTGCATTTCGAATGAAATTTGGTGCTGTTTTGTGTGCTGTAAATCATGCTGCTCCTAAAACTCCATTTTCAATTGGAATAAATCAATACAGCCACGATATGAATATGGTCTATAACTACTTGAGTGAAGTGACTGATGGACAAACGAAACGTTTCATTGCTGGTGATTATAAAGGTTTTGATAAGCGAATTGTCATGGAATTCCGTGATCGAGCCTACCAACTTCTTGGTCGATTAGCGCAACAATGTGGTGCTTCTGATACTGAAACTGAGTTTTTCTTTAAACATGAAACCCAAAGCCCAGCTCAAATTGGAGAATTTCTTTTTGAAACTGAATCAAATCACATGAGTGGGTGTTTTTATACTACTGTGATAAATTGTCTGGTGAATGAAGCTTATCATCGTTATTGCTTCAAGAAAATTTATCCATCTGAATTTTTTAGAAAGGTTGTTCGTATTAAGGTTCTTGGAGATGATGTTGTTTTAGCAGTAAAGCCTGGTTTTGATAAGTATAATGGCATTTCTATTGCTAGACAAATGGCCACGCTCAATCAGGAATATACATCTGACCAGAAAGATTCTGAGATGGTTGAGTATCGTCGTTTTGATGAAATAACATTTCTGGGTGCTTATCCAAGATTGGTTGAAGGAAGATGGTCTGGAGCTGCTAAGAAGGCTACTTTGGAAGATTCTGTTCTTTGGACAAGGGATAAGGATGTTTCTCTATT